TGCATACCAAAATTCTGAACCAGCCAACATGACTATTGTAGCAGAATTTCCTGTGCAGAATTATGAAGATGCGGCCTATTGGGTAGCCACTATTCATTTTTTAAGATCAGTTACTAAAATGTTTTTTGGTGGTGACGATGCAACAAGAGGAAATCCACCGCCGATTCTAAAATTAAATGGTTACGGTAATCATGTGTTTAAAAATATTCCTGTAATTGTAACTAATTGGACTTGCGAATTAAGATCAGATGTAGATTATATCGCAACTGCTCAAGGCCAGAAAGCAGTCAATCCTGCAGAGTATAACGCAACGAGATCATCAGGAGAACGAATTCAAACTTTGAACAACACTAGTTCAGTTCCAGAAACATGGGCACCTAGTTTAAGTACAATTACAGTTCAGATACAACCTGTTTACTCAAGAGACACAGTTAAAAACTTTTCTATGGAAAAATTTGTGTCAGGAGAATTGCACAATTTTGGTGGCAATGATAAAAATAATAAACCTGAAGGTATAGGATTCATTTAATGGCTGAATATTCAAACACATCTCCATATTTCAACACTAGACAAAACACTGTCAGTTTGGATTTTTTAGTTCCAAGAACTTTGACTGCGGAGGCAGATGATGTGTCATACACAATTGATCAAATTTATGCATACAGACCAGACTTACTAGCATTTGACTTGTATGGTTCACCGAGGCTTTGGTGGGTGTTTGCTCAAAGAAATCCCGATCAAATTGAAGATCCAATCTATGATTTTGCACCTGGAGTTACAATTCAATTGCCTAAGTTAAGCAATTTGAAAACTGACCTAGGAATATAAAATGGCAAGTATAGATAAACGTAAATCAATCAAAGATTCGATTGCAAGGGCCAAGGCTAATGAAGCGGCCGCACAAAAAAACAACGATGACGCTTTCATAAAAAAAACAAAAATAGAATCTGAAGCAGGTGCTACTCAACAAAAAGCATATGGGTTTGTGCGTGATAATATTTTACACAAATATGCCAGTTACAATTATGTTTTTACTTTAAGTGCTTTAGGCAGAGACGAATTAAACAATCCTAGCAGAATTTTAACAAACACGCCACATGATATAATTGCACGTACTGGAGGTATAGGACCTAGTCAGAAGTTTGGAACAGAAGCACAGGATGATAATCTACTAAAAAAAACTGGTGATGCCGGTATAGCAGAAGAAATTGCCAGACAAAACAAACAAAATAATAAAGAAATAGGCGGAAAAACAGGAGAATTTGCTAAAAAAATATTATCAAAAAATCGAGACATTTATTTTGAAAGGGTAGAAATAACATCTGTGCCTTTCTATAATCAAGAAAGAAAATTAATGAATTTTCAAAAAGTAAACTTTCAATTAAGCGAACCTTTGGGCATATCACTATGGCAAAAAATAAGAGCCGCGGCGGCCAACAATGGATTTAAAAATCATTTACAGGCACCATTTTTATTGACAGTGGAATTCAAAGGCTATGACAGTTTTGGAAATGAAGTGCCTGAAAACACAGTAAAAAGATTTATGCCGATAACTTTAAGCACTTCTACTATGCAACTTAATGCTGGCGGAGCCACATACGATTTGGATGCTGTACCATGGACTGAATTTGGCAAAAGCAATGCTTTCCTTTTTACCCGAGGATCTGGAGACGTCAAAGGAAAAGGCAGAAAATTAGATTCATATCTACAATATTTTGCTGACAGTTTAAACAAAAATATGCAACAGGAAGTTGACGATGGTCTTAGAGAATATTCCGACACTTATATTATTACCGCGGACAGTCGAATAGGCAAGGGAGAAACAGCACAGTACGGAAATACATATGAATCAATAAGTGATTACGGTGCGCCACAATCTGGTCAAGGCAAAAGGGAACCAAATTTCAAATCTGCAAGTTATAAATCAAATCAGTCTATTGCAAAAATTTTAGAAGATCTTGTAAGACAATTTGATCAGTATAACGACATAACTGCAATAGCAGAAAAATATTGGAAAGAGATTGAAGCGGCAACGGCATATGACACTAACGAAAAAATGCCATCCCCATGGGTACCATGGTTCAAAATACAAACCACTGTCACTGTGCATAGAGAGTTTGACAAAGTTTTAAACAGCCATAGACGAACAATTCATTATCATGTTGAGCCATTCAACATACATGTTGCCAATTTGGCACGAGCAGGATTAGGAGGTTTTCGTACTTGGTCAGAGTATACAAGGAAAGTATATGACTATATCTATACAGGACGTAATCTTGACATCCTAGATTTTAACATTGAATACAACAGTGCATATGCGTTGTCAACTTTAGTCAATGCTGAAGAAAAACAACCTGGCATAAGCACAGAGTCTCAATCGATTTTTTACAAACTAAAGAGGTTCCTAGGAAGTTTAAGTGGAAAAGACGCCACCGAGGGTGTGTTTCCAGAACCAGACCTACCTGTACAGTCTTTTCCTACAACAAGTAAAACAGAATCAGACTCAGTAATAAAATTGCCAAACCAAACAGAAACACAAGAATTTTATGATTTTATTACAAATCCTCCTGGGGACATGGTTAGATTAGACATGAAAATAATGGGCGATCCAGCATTCATAGGACAGGATATATTTTTGCCAATGCCTACTCCACAGGCCAGTGGAACTTACAATAGAACACAAGAAGTTGGTTCAATAAATGGATTTGAATGGGACGACGAAAAAGGCTGTTTCAATTTTGATAGGGCAGAAACATTCGTGAAAATAAATTTTATTTTTCCAAATGACTTCGATGAAAATACAGGACTTCATACGTTCACTCAAGGAGACACTCCACAGTTCACAGGACTATATAGAGTAAACAGAGTTATAAATCTTTTTGAGAATGGACAATTTACACAGAACTTAGAGATGACTAGATATCTAAATCAAAATAATCCTAGCAGTGTTGTGCCACAAAATAAAACAAGTTCAGTAAACAGTGGACAAGTTGAAAATGACAACACAGGAGAGATAAATGTAGGAGGTGAGTCAGCATAATGGCTAGAACACTTCCATATAGTAACACCAAAACAATCGGCAAGGACGAATCATACACTGATGTTAATCCAGGTCCGTATGTGGCCACAGTCAAAGACAATGTTGATCCAACAAGAATGGGTAGACTGCGTGTGCAAATTCCACAGATAGGTTCGAACAATCCAGGTGATCCTTTCGACAGTGAATTGATCACAGTTGAGTATGCGCCGCCTTTCTATGGTACAAAAAGCGGTGACGCAATCAACACCTCCGACATAACAAATTACGCAAACACGCAACACTCTTACGGTATGTGGGCAGTGCCACCGGACATAGATTCTAAAGTGTTAGTAATATTTGCTGAAGGAAAAATAACAAACGGCTATTGGATAGCGTGTGTGCAAGAACCATTTGTCAATAATATGACACCGGGCATAGCAAGTTCCAAAGATACTTACGCTCCTTTAGTTGGAGACACAGACTCAAACAGTGTGGTTGGTGAATATGGCAATGACAATGTGCCTGCAGGAGAAGTAAACAGAGGTGTTTGGTCCACTGCTTCAGTTGGAGGATTTGACAAACTTAAAAAACCTATACATCCATTTGCTGAAAGATTAAAAAATCAAGGATTAATAAAAGATGATGTGCGAGGCAACACAAGTTCTTCAGCGAGGAGAGAAACACCCAGTCATGTGTTTGGTATAAGCACACCTGGTCCAGTAGATAAAAGGTCAAGCAAAAGAGATAAACTAGGACCAAAAGATAAAAAAACAAATGTCAACACCACAAGAAAAACTGGACACACTTTTGTTATGGACGACGGTGACAGCGAAGGTAAAAATCAATTAGTTAGATTAAGAACAGGTTCCGGACATCAATTGTTAATGAGCGATTCAGCAGGAGTAGTTTATCTTGCTAATTCAGACGGTACTGTGTGGATGGAGTTTAGTAACAATGGTATGGTTGATGTTTACGCACAAACAGGATATAACTTGCGTTCAGGTGCTGATATTAATTTTCATGCTGAAGGCAATATTAATATGTACGCAAACAAAAGCGTAAAAATAAAAGCAAATGAAGAATCAGGTACTGTCAGTATAGACGGCTCAAACATTTTAGAATTTGCATCAGAAAATTTAATTAGTCAAGGTAACAATGTTTACAGCAAGGCAACAAAAAATATAATTGCTGATGCTGGTGATAGAAATATACAGCAAGGAGCAACCAGAGTTGATCTTATTGGAGGTCAAGTTCACTTTAACAGTTATGGCGTCATAAGCAATCTTGTTACGTCTTTACAAAGAACATCATTTACACAACCAACAGGCACAGGCACAGCACTGACTTCATATCCAGATGTAACTCTTAAGCCATTAGGTCAAGTATATGAAGTAGACAGAGCACTTCCTGGTATGTCAGGTATGAGAGTGCCAACACACGAACCTTTCTGGGGACACCAAGACAATGCTCCTGCTTTTGGTTCAGTAGGTGGAGACAACACAAACATAGGTACTCCTGGACACATTGAAAATCTTAACAGAAACGCAGACCTAATGAGTATTAGATGGGCACAATATAAAGCGGATCTTGATGCTGAACTAAACAAAAACCCAAACAGCACAGAAAATTCTGTAGCATCATTGTTCAATGCAACTAAATCAAATGACTTTTTAATTGGCGTAGAAAATTATGCAACTTTAGGCACAGCCAGTTTTGAAACTTACAACAAATTGACTTCATCTTATAAAACAGGTAACTCAGACAACATAACAAATGTTTTAGTAAACGAAAGTAATGTGTTGTATACTGTAGGTGCAAACACATTGATAAAAACAACTGGTGCTGATAAAGTAGTAGGAAATTTAAGCAAAACACAATCAACTGTACAAAATGTTGGAACATTATTAACAAAAGGTACAAGTATAACCAACAATGGTATAGTGCCTGGCCTATCCAACGTTGCTAGTTTAAACAATTTAAATAATGTTACTACCACATACAAAAATGTTGTTGGTGGTAAGGTTACCAGCGTGGTACAAACAGCAGAGACAATAAGTACTGTTGCAAAAACTATTAGCACAGTAGGTAAAGTTGCTAGAAGTATAGGAAAATATTTTGGATTTTAATTATGGCATACAATAGTTCATCAGGTGGAGGTAATGACGGATACGTTCAAGGTAGAAGTACCTTCAAAGGATTTAGTTCAAGAGCAGACAAAAGTAATTTTAAACTGTATGACTTTGCACTGATAAGACAGGATTTAATACATAGATTGTCAGTTAGAAAAGGCGAAAGAGTAGAGAATCCAGAATTTGGCACAATTGTATATGATGTGCTGTTTGAACCTTTAACTGACGCTGTAAAACAAGCAGTGGCAGATGATATTACAGCAAATCTCAATGCAGATCCACGTTTACAGACTGAAGAAATAGTGGTAAGTGAGTTTGAGCAAGGCATATCAGTACAGGCAACAATAAGATATGTGCCATACAATGTGGTGGAAAAACTTACATTTAGTTTTGATGAAAATGCCACGCTTCGTCTATCTTAATATACGCACTTAATATAAACCATAAATATCCATACAAACAGTATGGCCACAACAGATAGACAGAACCGACTTTTAGTTGCTGAAGATTGGCGGAAAATTTACACCGCTTTTCAACAAGCAGATTTTAAATCATACGATTTTGAAACCATTAGAAGAACAATGGTTGCTTATCTAAGGGAAAATTATCCTGACGACTTCAATGACTATATAGAATCTTCTGAATATGTTGCACTGTTAGATTTAATTGCCTATGTTGCACAAAGTCTAAGTTTTAGAGTTGACCTTAATGCTAGAGAAAACTTTTTAGAAACTGCGGAAAGAAGAAATTCAGTTTTAAGATTAGCAAGATTAATAAATTACAACGCAAAAAGAAACAAACCTGCTACTGGTTTTTTAAAGTTTGATTCAGTATCAACAACGGAAAATGTTACAGACTCGGCAGGCACAGATTTAACTAACACCACTGTGGTTTGGAATGATGGCACAAATGCAAATTATAGAGAACAATTTGTTAATATTTTAAATGCGGCAAATGTTTCAGGACAATTTTTTGGCAAACCTGCAGAATCAGATACCATTGGTGGAATCAAAACAGAAATATACAACACAAATTCAAACAACACAGACTTACCAATTTTTACATTTAGAAGATCAGTAAGCGGAATAGATAGAACTTTTGAAATTGTGCCTAGCACAATAGAAGCATCAGAAAACATTTATGAAAAAACACCTTTGCCTGGAGGAGGATTTTCATATGTATATAGAACAGATGGTGCAGGCGACACATCAAACAACACAGGATTTTTTGTATTATTCAAACAAGGTGCTATGGCCAATACAGAGTTTACTGTTGAATCACCTACAACAAATTTTGTACAACCTGTAAACACAAATAATATTAATGATTCAGATGTATGGCTATATCAATTAGATGATTTTGGACAAGTTGAAAAATTATGGGACAAAGTTCCTAGCACAGCAGGTAACAATGCAATTTATAATTCTCTTGCAAAAAATTTAAGAGACACATACAACGTTATTACAAAAAACAACGATGCAGTTGATTTAGTTTTTGGAGATGGAAACTTTTCAAATATTCCATCAGGTACTTTTAGAAGTTATTACAGGACATCTGATAATGCTAGATATAGTATTCAACCAGGAGACATGAACGGTGTAACTTTTTCTATAAACTACAATGACAAAAACGGAGCACCACAAACTTTAACTGTATCTGCAAGTCTACAACAATCAATTTACAATGCGGCTCCTACAGAATCTACAAATTCAATTAAAGAAAAAGCACCACAGGCTTATTATTCACAAAATAGAATGATCACAGCAGAAGATTACAATGTGGTACCTCTTTCAGCCTCACAGGAAATAATAAAAGTAAAAGCAGTGAATAGAACTGCATCAGGTATAAGCAGAGCAAAAGAAATAAATGATCCAACAGGAGCATATTCAAATGTGTCTGTGTTTGCTGAAGACGGTGTATTGTATCGAGAAGAGACAACACCTACATTTACTTTTACATTTAACAATACAAATGATATATTAAGCACTATTAACACCAGTGTAGAAAATAAATTAAAAGAAGCAACTGCAAGACAATTTTTTTATTTAAAATACGGCACAAAAGATTTAAGCACTTTGAGTGCTAGTTGGGTGTCTACAACAACAGGAACAAATACTAACACTGGTTATTTTAACGCAGGAGGTCCTTTAGCAGTTGGTGAATATGCAACTTCTAACTTAAAACATGCAAAAGTTGGTGCACTAATAAAATTTACTTCACCAGACACTAGAGAATTTTTAAATGGAAAACTTGTTACTTCAGGAACTGATAATGCTGAAGATAGATCATGGGCAAAAATTTCTGCTGTTGAAGGTGATGGATCA